TACTCTCTGACGAATTGACGCAGCAAGATCTTTAATCCAGATATCATCCGGATACTTAAAGACCGAGCCACCAGAGGCCATCCAATTAAGGACGTCTCCTTTGAACCCAGGCCCTCCAGGTCCGTAGTAACTAACTACATAACCCTGAAGGCGACGCGGTAATACTGACCATGATTGGTTAATCCGTGAAACGGATCGGTACCCAAATCCCAAGAGAATTAAACCTTGAGATAAGGATAGTTGATACTTACGTACCAATTCCAACCACGCTGGCAATGAACCAGCAGCTGAGAGGACTTCAAGTAACGCTAGCGGTCCTACAGAGAAACCTCCGTAGTAAACTCGTTTTGCGAACTCTAGAACCCCTCGCCCCGAAGAATCATGAACCGATTTAGAAAGTTGGATTCCAACTCCTAAACCGGCCATAATTTTCAGGTAGGTATCGGCTACTAACCGGTCAGCAATCACTATGTCATCTCCTAAGAGAGCATAGTCCTCGAACCAATCATCACCAGAAACCCGCCCAGACAAAGCTGCTGCCATCTGCACTATAGCATGATGGGTCATCGCAAGCATTGCCCAAGATGTTAGAGCACCCATAGGTTGCCCGACCGCGTAACGTATAAATCGATCACCTTCATAATCAGGACCAATGGCCCTAGAAGGTAATACATAGTTACGTCCTACCATTAGACTCATCCAAAGATTAGCACCATGAGCGGTTATCAACCGACTCAGGAGAGCACCTTGAATGAGAATTGGCAATCGATCCGTGGCAGAGCTTAGGTCAAGTGACCAAAAGCGTCTGTGCCCTTTAGACTGTAAAAGCTTAATCGGAGCAAGTTGATCGAAAGTTCCATCTTGAGGGATTACCTTCAAGATCTCGAATAGGTAATCATGCAATGGCTTCATTGCCCATTGCGTGAAACAGTCTACCATAGCAAACACGCGGATTTTACCCGCTGGTTCATCTTTTAAACCTAGTTTACCAATATCAGTAGGCACATCACGTGCCTCCTCCGTTAATAACGAAGGCGCTACTTTACTAAATTCCTCTAACCAATTGAGAAATCTAGTATTTCGGGTCATCAATAACCAATCTTTAAAGAAAGGATATAGATCTGATCTGGACCAAGCTATAGCTGTACGAATTATTCCAAATGGAGACGTAGACAGGTATAAATCATTCGTCGGAGTTGACCTCGGAATGAGAAAAGGTGAAACACGAAATCTGGATAGTAAAGAGAGAGGTGATTTTAAATCATCCTCATCTACCGCTTGTAATTTAACAAGTTTTCTCCAGAATTGGCTAGAAAATCTAGACCAATCAGGTAGGAATCCCGAAAGATCCTTACCAGAATCGGTGATTGAAGAGAACGATAACTTTCCTGGAAACTCTATAACTCTATAAATAGAGAATAAAGTAAACCAGTATCGTATGATAAGGATATCCCCAGCTGCTATCCGTCTTCGATGAAGAACGGGTATAACAGTGGGAAGTCCTAACATCCCCCTTCGGACTCTAGGAGTCGTCGGGAAGGAATCGAGATCTCTCGCTATGGATTGGGCCAATGATGTATTCAAGGCTTTCAGAGTTATTACTAACCCTTTAAGACCCTGACATCGGCCCAGGGATGAGCACCAAGACATGTAACGGATAGCTGGTTTTACAAAACCAAGACGCATATATCCTAACCTTCCACGAACCTGAGCAATCAGGAACGTAAGGAAAGGCCGACCTTGATTTCTCAAGATCATGGCACCAACAGCTGCTAATATATCTTCAAGTTGCGAACAAATAAATAATTTTATTGTCACGCGCTTGGATTATTAACATCATTGGACTCGGTTTCCTCTTGCGAGGGCCGCAGCCACCTTATTCAAGGAGACGGATGTTTCGTCTGAGGCTTCAAACTAACTATCCACCAAGAGTGCCAACATTTGTCACCCTACCATAAGATACTTATAACGGTATCCCCGGTAGTACAAATTTAAGTATTGGCTAGGACCCCGCCTTTAGGCGACCTAACTCTACTAAACCCCACCCACTTAAGGGTGAACCTTAGCATATAGTATCGTCGTATGGGCATTTCGTAATCGGAATACCGACCCTATCCTATTCTACTTCCTTAGGAATTAGAGAGACCTCACGTCC